GTCTATTCAGCACTCGGAACTACGCAGACTTCTCAAAAATAGCGAAAACCATCTCCATGAGAGCGAAGTCAATCCAGAACTTAGTACGAGAAGACCTAAGACAGATTTTTGAGCTCGACGTCTTGGTAAACCGTATGGAGGGCGAACTAGACTGGGCAAAGGAGAAGCGTAACAGACAAGAACCTAAACCAGCCATGGTACCAAGTGCTACAGTGTACCGCGAGGCCATGAAGCTTTTCCGCGAAGCGAAAACCATAAAGCGAAAGCCCGTAAACATGGAGTGGAAAAAGTTTTGGGCAAACAGATGGCAGTGGAGTGCTTCTGGATCGATCCATTCTCAGCATCCTGAAGACATGAAATACGTCTTCAAGGACAGACTACTCAAAAACAAGTTCATCACCATAACGGCTATGCCTGACTACAATTCAGACTACTTCCTCACGCGACCACCGGAAATACACGCGTGGTCATCTTACAAGTACGAGTGGGGTAAGTTGAGGGCTATCTACGGTACAGACCTGACCAGTTACATCAATGCACATTTCGCCTTCTACAATTGCGAGAATGTGTTACCGAAGATCTTCCCTGTAGGAGGTGACGCCAATGACAAGATCGTGTCTGCTCGGGTTGCAGGTATTTTGAAGAATAAATTACCTATGTGCATCGATTTCGAGGATTTCAACAGCCAGCATTCCGTCGAGAACATGCAAGAGGTGATCAACGCCTATGTGGACGTGTTTTCTGAAAACCTTAGCCCTGAGCAGATAACTGCAGCACTTTGGACTAGAGACTCATTGAACATGAATATCATATATGACAACATGGGCACAGGGACTCAGTACAGATCCAGAGGTACATTGCTGTCTGGCTGGCGTTTGACGACCTTCATGAATACCGTTCTCAACTATATCTACACGAAAGCATTGTGTGAAGACGCTATGCCATGGAGAGGCAGTCTGCACAACGGCGATGACGTCATCTTGGGCGTGAGCAACCTAGTGATCGCGCAAAAATGTGCCAATGCAGCCGACAAGTACAGCATTCGCTTACAGCCGTCCAAGTGTGCCTTCGGAGCAATCGCAGAATTTCTGCGTGTCGACCACAAACGAG